TTATTTTAAGTCCATAAAATTAATAAAGTCGTTTAAATCTATTTCTAATTGCTTTAATATTGCAGAGAATAATCCTACACATAATATTTCATTGCTATGTACTGCAACTACACTAATTTTACCATTCTTATTATTTTTTACTTTATGGTGAGAGCCTGTTATAGAGATTTCTGTACAATCATACTTTATTAAGTATTTTAAAAAATCCTTTGCCTTTATTCTAGGTATCTTAGGCATATGCTACTTCCAATTTTATGTTTTTTGTATCTGCCTCATCTATATCTTTATCATTATTAAAATAAAGGTATATAGATTCTGCCATCATTCTTTTTAGTTCTTCTATTGTCTTCGCTTGTGCAAAACATCCTTCTATTTCTTTGCATTCTCCCCAAAAACCATCTTCTTCTTTGTGGACAATAATAGTATAAGTTTTTTTCATTCTAACACCTCTTATACTATTATATACTAAACTAAAGAACTTATACATTTTTATCCCCCCTTTAAAGATACATTATTACAATAATTATATCACAGATTTACATAATGTGCAACCGTTCTATATTATTATTGCTTATATAATATCACAACAATTTTATTTGTCAATATCTGAAATTATTTTTTGTATCTTTTTGAAAAAGGGCAAAAAAATAAGCTAGGCAGTACCTAGCTATTATTTCATTTGAACACCGATAATTGTATGCCCGTAAATTCCAGCATAGCTCTCAGTTCCTTGCTCAGTTCTACTATCTACATAAGGCAACCAACCATCTTCAGCAGTTTTAACACGATATGTTACATGACCTTTTGTAGATTTGATTTTTATGCAATCAATAGGCTGTCCATAAATTCCAGCGTAAGAATCTGAATTACTTTTATCATTTTTCTTATAGTTTTTAGAACTTACCTTATCTAACCAACTTCCATTTTTAATATGTGCTTGAACTGTTATTTCTCCGTATTCTGGTTTAGCTCTTAATCCACTAATCGCTTTGCCATATATGCCTGCATAACCTTCATTTGTATTGTCACACTTGTTTACTTCTGGTAACCATTCATTTGTATAGACTTGGTATGTGATTACTCCTGTATAATCTGGTTCAACTGGATTGTTTACTGGTAAATCTGCGTTTATATATGGTGTTGGGTTTATAAAATTGTCATTTTTATCTCTTACTTCAAAATGCAAATGTGCTCCAAAACTATGACCAGTGTTTCCCATATAACCAATAACTTGTCCTCTTGATACTTTTTGTCCTACTTTAACTGTTACGCTATTATATTTCATGTGTGCATATAGTGTGTAATATCCATTATGCTTAATTTTTACATAATTTCCATAAGAACAACCATATCTATCGTTAGTTTTATAATTATTTCTAACGGCTACTACAGTTCCTTCTGAATGTGCTGTAATATAATCTAATGTATAACCTGTGCCGACTAGATCAATGCCATTATGCACTCCTTTTTTAAATACTTGTGTGATTACATTGCCTTTATTTTTAAATACTCTACTCATCTTCTGTCACCTCGATTTCATCTTTTATTTCTTCAAAAATCTCCTCTGTAGGTTCTTCTACAGGCTTCATTACTTCTTCATCTTCCATTTTATTTTTCCTCCTTATTTTCTTTTAACTGAGTTCCAAAATAAAAAGCTATTATCATTAAGTAAATTTCTTTTATATCGAAATTTCCTTTTAAAGCAAGTATTGCTACTACTATTGTTAATGCTAATGTAACTATACTTTTTACATTAATTAGTTTTGCTAACTTTTCTAACATAACTAATCTCTCCTTTCCTTCAAAATTATCAAGTCTTCGTGTATTGTCTGAAACCCTGCTATTGCTCTCTCGTCGTGTTGTTTAAATTCTGTATTAGCGTTATCCATGCTAGTTTTTAATAAGTTCAAACTTTCAGCAATATTTCTGTTACTAGCTGACAGTTCGCCCAATAGCTTACTAGCAGCTTCTCTTTCTGCTTTTTTCTCTTCTTGTTCTTCCTTCCTTTTAGCTTCATCTTGAGTTTCTTTATCTTTTCTGTCTTTTCTGTCAAGGTACAAAAATACAATAAAAAGAACAGCCATAGTAACTGTTCCGCCGTTTGCAAGAAGAATATTTATGAGATTGTTTACTTCTTTCATGCCCTCCTCCTTTAATTTTTCGTATAAAATAATTCTATATAAGCAGTATAACTTGACCAATTGAACTGTGTATTTATCGTTAAAGCTGTTCCTGTGCCGTTAAGATATATCATTATCGTATTTGTTGATGTGATGCTAGGAGCAGGTAATCCTCTTTGCGAATTAACATTCAACATAACTCCGTCAATCGCTCTAGTCAAACTTATGTTTTCTAATCCTGTCTGCACATATTTTGCTTCTGCGTTTGGCAAATTTCCGCAACTAATTCTTTTTGCGTACTCTTTTTTGCCATCAATAATTCGCCCTGTTTCATATTCAGTTCCGTTTGTAATATTCAACTTGTCTTGTTTATTTTTTGTTTTATTATATCGAGGTATCATATTCTGACACCTCCCTTGTTTAAACTATGGCTCTCTCTCTCTCTCTCTTAGAGTGTCAAGGTTTTTGCTTTTATTCATATTATCATTCCTTTCTTTCTTATAAATTTTTATACATACGAAAAATCAATCCTTAGCTTTGAAAGATACATTTGCAAAAATTGCCTTTCCAACTTCTGAATTTTCAACAGTAATCCAGCCACCAGCTGAAATTCCAAAAACACTTGCAGTGTGATTATCTAGATTTGTAATAGGATAATATGAAAACAACGTAGGTCTAAATCCTTCAGGCAATTGAAAAATATCTTTCGAAGTACCTGATTTTAAACTTAATTTTAAAAAAACAATTCCATCAACTTTATTTATTGCATTATCTCCTGCTGAATTGTATGGAACCCAATTATTCAATAATTCAGGAAATGTAGCTGAAACAGCTTTTTGATTGTTTATCAACTTTTTTAATTTTTGATATGCATTAAACACTATAATCCCCCCTCACAACAAATTCAAAATATTCGCCACTTTCACAGTCCCAGTCTGTTGTTGTTTTAATTTGGTTGCTTACCGAATTAGCTTCGCCTATCTCTCGATAATGACCGTCACTTCCTGCATCATCTGAGCTTAGTGCTAGTAGTTCTCCCATATAATACACGTCAAGACAATGTGTACCAACTTTGTAGGAACAAGGTAGTGTTATAGTTCCACCTTTGGCTACTGCTGTTGTTAGCTGTAAGAAGTATTTATGCTCTATATGTGAGTTAATCTCTTCTTCAATGTTATTCTGCATATCGTTTAAGTTTTCTGCCGATAATGGTGTTGTACCTTCATAAACTGCTTCTTCTACTTCTTGTTTAACACCATTATTCATAAAGTATGCTTTACTTTTTAATGTTCCATTTTGAAATACCTTCTTTTTCATCTTCTAGCCTCCAGTTTCTCAATTTTGCTTTGCAATTTATTAATTTGTTCTTGTTGCTCTTGAATTGCTTTAGATAATGTTGCTATTATAGGCAACTCATTAATATAATATCTTTCTTCTATTTTTCTTTTTGGGTCTGCTGGTCTCTTAATAACAAAATTAGGATCTATTTTCTCCATATCTTGTGCAATATAGCCTATGCTGTAATGTTTTCCATCATCTATTTTGTCAAATTCTTTATGTTTAATTTTTTTGATTATATCTAAAGCACATGCACTACTATTTTTTATATTCTTCTTTATTTTTTTATCTGATGAAATATTCTTTGCATAAATATTTCCATCAACGTTCAAATCGGCTCCATGAATTTGTACCATACTAGAAGGGTACATTGATATAGTTGCTTTTTTATTAGCAGTTCCTAAAAATATAGTTCCACCAGCTACATGAAAATCTCCGTTATCAGTTTGTAAAACATAGTTTTCTCCGCCAATTTTAAGCGAATAACTTCCGACTTGAATTTTTAAAAAATTCAACAGCATTCAATATGTTGATTTTTGGTGTAGTGCTATCATATGAATTTTCTGGAATGATTTGCAATAGAACATCTTCAGTTTCTTTATCTATAAAAATTATCTCTCCACTTAGTCCACCAACAATTTTAACATTTCCAGAAATTATACCACTTGTGTCTCCAGAAAGAACTAAATCACATGCAGTTAATACTAATTGACCACTAAAATCTCCAGCATTTTTGCTAGCCATTTTAAAATCTTTAATGAAAAGTATTGGCCAAAACTTCCCATCGCTTTGAGTCGTCATCCCCCAAGCCATTCCATCTTTAATACTTTGATTATAGTCTCCAGGAACCGCAAAAGCTATAAACTTATTTCCATCAAATTTTTGAACACCCATATTTGCAAATACCGTTTCACTATCGTAAAAGTGCTGCCCTGTTTTATCCAAAGACATCAATACTTTTTTATTGTCATCTAATATTGCTAAACTTGCATTTTGATTTATAATCATCATTTGAATAAATTCAGCAATTTTGTTCCAAGCAACTTTAACAGCTTCTGAATTTACTTCTAAATATGTTGCAAATTCATTCTTATCAAGTTTACTCCTTGCCATTAGTTCAATTTTTTTGGAGGTTTGTTCTATTCCTGTTTTAAACTCTGATTCAGTTATATACATATCAGTGAAATCATTTTTTACAATGTATTCTGCATAAAATTTGTTTCCTACCATATCGATTAAGTAGATATAATTGTCGCCTTCAAATAACTCAATATTTATATTGTCTAAAGGTTCTTTTGTAGGTTCTTCTAATTCCTCTAAAACATAAAACTCTGTTAGTTTTAATTTACGTAGAACATAATCTTCATCTTTCGTTATAACTAAACTATCATAAACATTTCCTTTAAATCGTAGCTCTTCAATGTCTATTATGTACTCTTTTTTATCTGCAGACGGATTAGTTCTACTTTGTTTATCTACTACTATTTTATATTTCATAATACTATCCTTTCTGGTTAACTTGTAATCCTATTCTTGGATATAAATTACTACGAGGAAATAAGTTTGCTTCGTATGTTTTATTTCCCTGCACTTCTAGTTTTAGAATATTAGCTTGTCCTGCATCTTTAATATGTATCTCACTTACTCCATCAGTTTCTCTCTTATATTCTGCTGTATTAGATACAGTTTGCTTTATTACATTGATATCTTGCTCTTGTTGAGTTAGTTTTGTTTCGTGTTCCGTAGTTTGCTCTGCTAGTTGAGTTATTTTTTGATTTTGTTTATCTACCAAAATGTAAGTTTGATTTATTTTTTTATCAGTACCGTCTGCATACTTATACTCTGTTTCTGTTTCCTCTGGTTCATCTGTATATAATTTTTCAGATAGTCCATCATCTAATTCTATTTCATTATTTAGTAGAATTGTTTTATATGTTACTCCATTTAATACAAAATTAAATATGTCACATACTTCTAAGAACAAAATTCCTTTACTTTGTACGTCAAAGGTATAAAAACTTAATGTTTTTAAATACTCAAACATTTCTTCAATATAATCTGATCTATCATTTGTGCTGAGTAGTTGATTATCAGATATCCTATATTCGTGTAGTCCGTTGGTAGCAATGCTTTCATCATCTTTTCTGTAAATGTTATCGCTTTCTTCTGCTCTGCTAAATACTAAAGAATTTATTATGTATTTTTCTCCAATTGTAATATTATTTTCATCTAAATAACTTTCATCTATGTTTTGATTTGTTTCTGTTGGATAAATTAAATATAAATTATTTCCCTTAAATAATAAAAAGCTACAAGTTATTGTAGCAATCTCGTCTAAAATATCTCTATAAGTGTAACCTATTCCTATATGTAGAGTTGGGTCTACTAATTTATCTGAATTTATAAAAGTTTCTGGTATATTGTCAGTATTCCAGTTTAGTTTTTGACAAACAGCTAGTAAGTAATTCCTTACTGTTAATTTTTCAGTAAGTTCTAACTCGCTATCTACCATTGCCTCTTGCATTTTAGTATAAGCTAAAATTCTATATGAATTGGTATCTTCTTGTCTTTCACAACTCTTTACATAGTAAGTATTCAAATCTATATAGTTATAGTTTTTTTCATTTACTTTTACGCCTATTTTTCCTGTTATCTTAGTTTTATTTGGCATATATACTTTAGAGTCTATCTCAATTTGATGCATTACTGTTTTAAACAGTGATGTGTTAAATGATGGTTTTATATAATTCAAATTATCACTACTTATGTCATTATTGTTTGCTTTTAATTTCACATCAAATTGTCTACCATGAGTTCGTATATCGATTTTGAAATTATCATCTACATTTATCATTATTCATAATGCTCCCTTTTTTTATTTGAGATTACTGCACTGCTGTATCCTTCTACTTTTCCTAAATATTTTTGTGAATACTCTTGATCATTCGAATAACACGACATATTTACTATTTTCTTTTTTAGGTCTGGATTATAAAATGTTACTTTGTTTTCCGCCTTATTAAAAAGAGATAGGATTACTTCTACCTCTTCATCGTTTAACCTTCTAAATGTCATTGTTATCTTGGGATATATTCCTTTAAGTGTTCCTGAGTTATCTCCAGATAAAGACCTTCCAGTATCTTTTCCCCAAATTTTGTGATAACCGAACTTGGCTTCTGTTATGTACTGAGCCATTTTCACTCCATCAATTTCTAAACTATCTTTATCTATTAGCATAATTACCTCCCGTTAGTAGCAAAGGCTAATTCTTGTCTTCTTTTTGCTTGTCCTCTTTGTATTGTTCTTCCATCTAAATTAATTATATATGAGCCACCGGAAGTTCCAATTTTAGACACTAATTTGTCTGCTATAACATCTAACCACTCCATATTATTTTCTAGAGGTACAACCGCTTCTCGTCCAGCTTCTCCTATAATTGCTTGCGTAGGCTGTGATATAACACCGCCTTTTGCTAATCGTGGAAGATTAAATGTATTCAAATATCCTAAATTGATTCCTGGAACTCGATTTATTACATCAGTCAGACTATTGATTGCTCTAATTGGCGAATTAAGAATATCTTCAATAGCTCTTAACACGCCATTTACCACAGCTTTAAATGCACCTGATATTGTTGCGCCTACGGTTTTTCCAATATTTATTGCCATTTTTCCTATTAGTCCAAATATTGTCTTAACAGTATTTTTCATACCTTCCCATATATTGCTAAAAATATTTTTAATATTTTGCCAAGCACCTTGCCAGTTTCCTGAAAATACATTCTTTATAAATGAAATAATCTCATTGAAATTAGCTTTTATTCCTTTCATTGTACTGTCAAGCCAATTCAAAACATCTTGTAAACCACTAACAAAATTGTCATATATGTCGCCAACGACATCTCCAAACATTTGCCTAATCCAATCGCTTTTTCCTTTTAGCCAATCAATTCCACTTTGAAAAAATGCTTTTATCTGTTCCCAGTATTTAACTATAGTTCCCCATATTAAAACAATTGCTCCAGTTATAATCACCGGAGCACCTGCTACAATTCCCAATACACTTGCAATAATTACTCCTACACCAATTATTGAAACTCCAATCCCTTGTATCACTTTTCCAAAGTTTTCCCAACTAGGATCTTTCAAGTATTCAATCAATGCCATTACGGTATACATTATTCCAGCAATTAAAACTCCTATTCCTAATGCTTTTATCCCTTCTAAACCAAATTTAATTAATAAAACCGCTGTAGCAATTCCAGTTAAAGTTGATATAATTAAATCTTTATTTTCTATAATCCATTTTAACCAGGCTGGTATTTCTCCTTGCACATTGCTTAAATCCATGCTTGGTGCTGAAACTCCTGTACTTCCACCAGTTGAACTAGTATTATCTTGTAGTATATTCATTTCGTCAAAACCTTGTAATGACTTTTGTATTTCTTTTGCTGATTTTGCTGTACCACTTGCACTATTTTTCATTTTTTGAAAATTCTTAGCACTACTATTGCTAAATAAATTGATACCAAACCATGCTGTACTTATTGCGTTTATGTAACTCAAAGCAGTGTATAATAATTTAATTAGTGATTGTACTATTGGAACTAAAGCATTTGCTATACAGTATCTCATATATTCTAAGTCTGTTGATACTTGACTATTATATTGAGAAACTATATTTATAGCACTTCTTACTGCATTCCAAGCAGTTCTTATTCCTATTATTGCAAATGCCATTTTACCTATTTTACTTATTTGTCCTTGAATACCTTTGCCTATGTTGTTTATTTGATTTTGAACTTTATTTATTTTTATAGACTCAATTTTATCTTTAAATTCCTGTACCTTTGCATTGTTTTCAGTTTGCTTTGCTTTTATTTTATTTAATTTAGCATATACTTTATCAATTTTTGAGGCTTGCTTATCTATTTCTATTGTTGCTTGTGAATATTTTTGTTTCATTAAATCAATATTTGTAGTAAGTGAATTATATTGAGGTACATTAGTACTGCTTAGCCCACCTAATGTCAAAGTTTTTCTTTCTGCTTCTAATTGTTTAATTTTTTCTTTATATTTATCTGCTTCGTTACATAATTTTTCATATTGATTTATTTCTTCTTGCAATCCTGTTGCTTCTTTATCCAGTCCTAAATTATCTGTTTGTGTCTTTTTTATTTTATTTTCTAATTCTGTAATGTCTTTATCTATTCCACTATTGTCAAGTTTTGTTTTGATTTTTAAGTAACCATCCAAATATCTCACCTGCCTCTTAATTGCTGTTCAAACAGCTTATCAAGTCTTCGTTCTTCAGCTGTTTTTGTATTTTTCTTTTTTAGTGCCAACTGTTCTTTTTGCCTTGCCCATTTTTCATATTCTTTACTGTCTTTTATTTGACTTATATCGAAATCTCTTACAAATCTAACTCTACTCAAAATACATTTTTCACTGAGTCCACAAAGCAAATTGTAAAACTCCCACCAGTGCATATATGTATTTTTATTTAATTTAATTTTGTAGTCATAAAAAAAAGAAGTTCTAATGTATTCCCAGTCTTGCTCGAAATCCATGTCAACTTCAATTTCTTCTTCATCGTTTTCTATTTCTTTACCACAATTCAAATATTTCATTCCTATTTTTAAAAGTTCTTGCCAGTTTTCACTATCTTGTAGCCCTTTATTTCCAAAGAGTAAATATATTATTGCTAACGCTCTTTCTTCTTCAGAAACTTCACTTCTTGCTACTTTCTCACATTGTAGAGCTACTTTGTAGTTTGTATTTATTTTGTACTTTTTATTTTTTATTTGTGCATATTTAGGATAACTATTCATTAGTCATCACATCACTATCTACTACATTGTATTTTTCTTTTATTCTTTTTTCCATATCACTTACAGTTAACTTCATTTTGTCCATATAAGGTTCTAATGCTTCTGATATATCATCCCACATCTCGAAATACGGATTTCTTCCATTTAAGAATTTCTTGGTTCCGCCCTCTCCTAAAAATACGTCCATTGCTTCTTCCATTTCTTTATAACATTGTTTAAATGCTTTTACTTTTAGTACCTCGTTAGAACTTAATAATTGTTTTCCTTTATGGTCTTCTTTCTTATTTATTATTATCATTTGTGCCTTTAAGTTACTTCGTGCTTGTTCTATTAAATTTATGCATTTATTATATTTCAACGGCAAATCTATATCCCCTAAATCAAATTGTATATAAATTTCCTTATTGTTCTCATCTTTCATAATGTTTCCGTATTCATCTTGAAACCCTAGTTGTATTATATCTTTTTGTTTTTTTAATTTAATATATTCCATATTTCCTCCACAATAAAAAGACATTAGCTTATCTCTAATGTCTTTAAAATATTTATTTTAATGCAATTTATTGTTTTTCTTTTAATTTAAAATTGAATGTATTTTTTTCTCTAAATATTGAGTCACTACAAATTTGAAGTGATAAATTTTCCGCTTTGTCTTTCTTAGTATTTATAAATGTAAGAAATCCCGTTTTCGATCCGTTGTCCATCAAATTTGAACTATCTAGATGCTCTCCACCCCAGACATTGTAATAAAGTGTAGGTTGTTCTAATTGTTCTCCATTACTATTGATTAAACGCACATTGCTATTAACTCGTTTTTCTTCTCCACTAACATTTGTATATTTTAGAAAAATTGCTATCCATTGTTGATCTGCAACTACACTATAATCATCAATTCTGTCTCCTTTTTCCTTTGTCTTATATTTTTCCAATTTAACAGTAAAATCACCTAAATTTATTGTGTCTCCTATATAATAAGTTTCAGATGAATCTGACATGTTAACTGGTTTAGAATTACTATTTACTATAATTTCTATAAAAGCTACGCTTATGACAGCAATAAATATAATTACAATTATTATATTTTTAGATATGGTTGTTCTATTCTTTACGTTATTTCCTTTATTAATAATAGTTATTTTATTTCCACACTTAGTACAAAATTTTGCATCATTTGATATTTCATTTCCACATTTGTTACAGAACATATCTTTACTCCTTTTATTCTTTATAAAAAGAGTATATTACAAAAGTCGACAAAGAGCAATAGGTTAAAATATACTTTTTATCGACTTTATTCGACATGTTTTGTCGAAACTATGCAGTCTCTTCTGTGAATGTTGGTAAACCACTTGTAAAAGTAACTGTTCCAAATGTTGGGTCGCCTTGTACTTGAATTTTATATTTAATCTTTAATGCAGTTCCACCTTCTAATGTATCAGAATCTGGAACTACTAAAACTTTAAACAGTCTTGCATCATACTTTGGTGTAGACTTTGTTTCGCTCACTCTATATTTAAATACTTCAAGTAATTCTGTCTCTAAGGCTGTACCCTTTTTCATTCTATACATTAAATCATCAATGTATGTAAATACTGGGTCGCCTTTAAGAGCTACTTGTTCTATATCAGAGCCTAAAGCATAACCATCAACGCTATGTCTTTCGTTTTCCTCTATAATCCAGTGTTCGTCTGTTGTTTTAGCACCATAACTATTTTCTTTTGATGTAACACCTTTACCTAGAATTGACCAGGTTTTACTTGTGCCAGTTGGTGTTGTATTTAAGAAATTAACTTTAGCAGTATTATTTAATCTTTCTAATTTCACTTCTGTATCAGCCATTGTATTTTCCTCACTTTCTAAATTTAATAAACTAATTTCGTTTGGAGTATCATTTGCGACTGTTTTTCTTTTAGTTGCCATATTTAATCCTCCTTATAATATTTTAAGTAACATTGGATACGGTAAATAGCTTCATTTGCATTTGTAGCAAATATGTAACCATTTGTCGTTGCTCCAATTTCATATATTCCCTCTATTTTTGGGTATATTTTTTTATTATTATTTTCTTCTAACCAATTTTTATAATTCTCAAAGAATTTAGAATTATCTATATTATTTTGAATATCTTCGTTCCAATATAATTTACTGTCAAAGGTAAATAAAAACTGATAATCTCCACCTATCATATATTTTTGAATTACTGGCTCATATCCAGCATTTTCATTTATTGAGTAAGTTTCTACCTTATCAGTTAAATATTCTATATTTAATTCAGCATATTTTTTTAAATAAGGACATTTACTAATATAATCTCTTACAATATCAATCATTGCTTCACTCATTTATTTATCTCCTTCTGACCTGCATTTAATATATCTTCAAAATGGTCTGCTAACATTCTTTCAACAAAATGGTCTCCTCTTAACGCTCCACCATGATAATTAAGTTTTTGTCCATTTGGAACTTTCTTTATCCCTGGTCTACTCCAATATCTTCCACTCACTGGATCATGAAAAGCGCCTTTTTTGTATTTAGGATCAACATACAAAATGCCTTCATGCTGATAATGAGCATAAGCTGTATTTATATTTATTTGTCCACTTCCAACTTTAGTAGAATTATACATACTTGTTATCATTTGCCCACTGTCCATAGGCATATATTTATCGACATGTGCCATAAAACTACTATCAATTATTTTTTGCGTTCTTCCACCCTCTAGACCATATTTATCAACGATTTGTTGTTTTTGTAAACCGCTGAAAGCTACTACATAGTCAACTTTCATACTAAGCTCCTGTTACAGAGAAATGCCACATATCTTCTGAGCCATAATCTTTAATAGCAATGTTTGTAATTTTTATTACTTCTTGATAATCGTTCAATAATTTAGATATAGTTGTAAAATTCTCTACCTTTCCTTTTATCAAATAATCATCATTTTGTAACGTCCACGTTTTTTGCTCTTTTCTAAAGTCTTCTGGCTTTTGATATTCCTCATTTCTACTATCATTCATTAGTATTCTTGCGGACAAACCATCATTTTTAGTTAGTCGTGTTCCATTTATAGATATTCCATCATTAGAACTCCAAAATCCTTTTACATAGCTTACTTTATATGCTTTTTTATGGTCGTTATCTGTGTATTGATTTATTACTGTTATATCTTTATCAAACATATCTTCCATATTAAACACCTCTATATAATAAGCCTGTATGTAATAAATATCTTCTTAATTCTTCTTTAATTTTCTCTTTTTGGTTAGAAATTTCTACATTAACATTATCTATTCCTAAAGTATCAAATGTTCTTGAATAATCTCCAACACTTTCACTCTTTAGATTATTGTTTGATAATATTGTATCTTTCTTATTTTCTAATTGCTCAACTTTTAATAATATATCAGCAACAGAGCAAGTTGCCATTTGTACTTCATCTTCGTAACCTTTTATATCTCTATTAAAGATGTTTTTTTGTACTTCGTAACTTGCTCTTACTATTACTTTATTAAAGTCAGTTTCGGGCATGTCGCCCTTATATGTGTTTTTATAAAAATCATAATCAGTATAATTTGTCATGCCCATCACTCCTTTTATTTTACTTTAATGTTTCTAAATACTCCAGCTTTTAGTGTATTTTTAAGAACAACTGCAGCCACCATTTCTACATCGCCTTCTTTAACTGTTCCTGGAGCTTTCATGTCTGGCAAACATGTACTTAAAACTCCTGTTCCTGTTGGTGATACACCATGAAAACCATCTTTTGCTATTTGAACAGCGTATAAGTCTGTTAAGCCATCTTCCGAAATCTTAACACAAGGTGTTGTGTTTACACCATCAAAATATTCTTCTAAATCAACTAATGGTATGTTATCCCACATTTCTATGCTTCTACCAAATGCATCCTCTGATTTAGTATAATATCCTGCCCTTCTTGCAATACCTTTAATTTTTGTAATTAATTTATTGTTTCCTAGGAACATTGTTGGCTTTCCTTGCATAATAGAAACAAAATCATCCATTTTATCTAAAAACTCTTGATAATTGTCGTCCATTTTTTTAGATGTTGATAAATCAAATGCATTTTTTAATTCATAATATGTAGCTATATTAGCTTTAGCTGGACTTGCAACTTTTGTATATTTGTATGGAGAACTTTCAGTTCCTGAACCACTTCTAGTATAATATGTTTTTCCTTCTACTATATCAGTATCTGTTGTTTGTGCATATTCAGATGCATTATATTCTGTACTAGATCCCTTTAGCATAACATCTAACCCGTTAAATTCATCTTCATTTACTGCTTCATTTCCATTTATTACTGTATTATGAAATAAATTTATAGCTCCTTTTATTTTTTCTTTCATTTGGAAGTCTAACTCGTCAACTGCTCCAGATGTATTTATCAATACACGATCAATTTTAAAGTTTCCTCCAAATATTTTTAAATCTGCACTTGCCTTTTCTCTTTTAGCTTCATTATTTGTATATGAACCATTTATTTTTCTAAATCCTGCTGTTGATGGTGTTTTTAACTTTGTATATCCATAAGTTAATGTACTTCCTCCTGTTCCAGGTGCTACCGCATTATCAAATACTAATTTATCTAGTAATAAAGACCCCCTTCTAAATTCATCAATGACTGCTTGGTCTACTTTGTCAGCCATTCCTACTTTTGCTTCTTCTAATGTTATCATATTTCTTTCCTCCTAATTTTTATTTAAATTTTTCTTTTAAAGCTTCTCCAAGTGATAATTCTTTATTATTGAAATTTGGATTATTGTTTGGATTTGCTCCTGTAAATGTTGGTAAAGGCTTATCACTGTCAAATAAATAATCGTGGCTTTCCTTAATAGAGTTAATTTGTTCCTCTAATCCTTCCACGATTTCAAATTTGTCATTGTATTTAACCTTTTCCATATCTAGCATTTTACTTAAAATGCTAATGTCTTTTGCTTTATACTTAGATAAAGCCTTGTCTAAAGCATTTTGCTTTTTGAAAACTTCAATTTCTTTAGAACCTTCTGTTTTTCCTCTCTCGTACTCAGATTTTTTAATAGCTTCGACGTCCACTTTTTCAAGTTCAGCTATTTTGTTATTCTTTTCTGAAACAATAGTATCCTTAACATTTAGTTGTTCTGTTAATTCATCTATTTTAGCCTTTAACGCTGTTGTGTCTTTTCCGGAATCAATCATTATTTTTTCGATTGCATCAGTTTCGATTCCTAAATCTTCTAAAAATTTTCTTTTCATAATGTTTCCTTTCTCCTACTACGAACTTTTACGTGTTTTTCGTTCACGATGTAGTTATGCACTTGTTCACGACTTGCATATAGTCGAATTTTTGTATAAAAAATAGACGTCTTTTGACGTCTATCAATTATTTATTTTATAGTTTAATCTCTTTTCGGAGCAATGCTAATCATCATAATCAGGATTTTCATCCCAGAAACTTGTATCGTATTCTTTATGTTTTTTTATGCAATTGTTTATTTCTTTTATTAATTCTTCTTTTGTTCCATCAAATTGCATTAATGGAAAACCTTCTGAAAATATTTTTTCATACTCATTTAATTTTTCTTCTACTTCATCATCTAAAATATCTTCATACATATTATAGCCTCCTTATAATATTATCAAACTCTCTAAATATACTAGGTAAATACTGTTGAAAAATAAGCAACTGGTTAAAATCATCATTGCTAGATACTGTAAAGAATTGTGCGAATATTTCTCTTTCAAGTTTGTTAGGTTGTTTCCAATATTTTTTTGTATGTCTATATCTTCCTACTATTTCATTGTTTGTTATGCCTCCAATTATATCACTTAATTCTCTATATTGCCTATTGTTTTTTATTAAATTTACATATATTGATTTGTTTTTTATTATAAAATCTTTGTCTATTTTTATAGCTTGTATGAAATTTTTATTAGACGACAACCATTTATTGCTATAATCTATATTATGTGCCATTTCATGTACTATAGTTCTATTTTTATATTTATTACTTAGTACAATATTACCTGCATTATGATATGATTTATTTCCACCTTTTTTTATTGATTTTACATTAGTTTTTAAAGCGATATTTTTAAATGTTTGATTTATAAATGCATTATTAATAAGATTATTTTTTTGATTTGTTATATCTTTTAATACTATCTTATTTTTTATTGCTTTTATATTATCTAAAATATTTTCATCATTTGTTTCAATTTTTATATTCTTATAATTTTTTATATGTTCCCTTGTATAATCTCTCTTTAATTCGTTTTCTCCTGTAAATTTATTTAATCTATCTTGCCATTCTTTAGCTTTTATACTCGATTTTTTATAGCCTTCTTCATCTTCTACTTTATTAGCAATTACTTGTTTCCTTTTCCATTTACGAACACCATTTTCCAAATATCTTTGTTGTTGTGTTTTCTCATATTGTTCTTTATTCTCATCATAGGTAAATTCCAAATCTTCTTTTTTAGTTGAGCCATACCAAACAGTAAATAAGTGCTTACAGTTAATACCTACTATTCCTCGTACATCTCCATAATTACAATGTTTCATAAAGTCTGGGAGCTTTTTTTCTTCCTCTGTAGCTTTTCCATCATAATTCCAACAAAAGAATTGAAGTTCTTGCCACCATGCATGATTTGTATAATCTTCCCCTCCATCTCCTGTTCTAGCTCCAAAGTGATTCGTTACTCTTACTATGTGGTTTCCACTTTCTTTTATTACTTCTTCATTTACTTTCCCAGCTAATCCTCTTGTTGCTACTAACAAATCTCTTCTTACTGTTCCTACAACGTCATAATTTCTTATTGAACCATTTTTATCTTGATAGGTAAGTATAGATATTCCTTTATCTCCTAGCTTGTCTAAACTCTCTAATATTGCTTCTTGGTAACTACATACTCCAGCATTTGTTTTTATATATGTTTCTGTTATTATGTCCGTGTACGTTTTTCTTACTTGTTCTTGTATAGTTTTGTTTAGATTTAAGAATGATTTTTTTATTTCATCATAACTATATTGTATTATGTTTTGTATATTTATACTATTTATTATTGCTTCTGGATTCAATAATGCATTCTTTTGAGTTGCAATATTTAGTTGATCAACTGGTATTGAATTTACACCAATGTCCTGCATAGCTTTCAACAATTCTTGTTTTGTTTTTCCTGTATATTCTTCTAATAGCTTTAATGTTTCATTATTTAGCCCACCAAGCTCTTTTAGCTTTTCAAAATACCAGTAATCTGAGTTTATAAATTCTTCATTCAAATTAAAATGCTTTGCAATTTTTTCTATTAGTTCTAATTCTATTTTAGAATATATACTTAAAATAGGCTTAATTGCACTTTGTATTTTATTTTCTATCATAAACTATTCCTCTTGCACATCGTTAGGTATTTGTTCTTTGCTTCGTTCTCGCATTTTATTTACGTATTCTATTGCTTCTTCTTCTGAATAATCTCTTGTTTGCATAAAATATTCTATGTCATCTATCAATTTTGCATTTCTTTCAACTAAGGCTTGTGATTGTTTCTTTTCACTATCAACTAAAATACTATCGTCCCAGTCAAAAGTTGTACTTGCTTCAACTTTATGCTTGATACCGTACAAACTCATTAGAATATCTGTACTATAAACTAAATCTTCTAAAGCTGTTTGTAATGCTCCTTGAATATCTGATACAGTTACATAGTAATCTTGCTTGGAAGTTTTTATTTCTTCTACTCTTTTCTCTACCTCTGTATTTTTACTTAGTATTCCAAAAGCTAAACCACACTGACTCTCACATTGTCTTAATAGTTCATTTAATCCATTAAACAACGATGTATCACGTATTGCTGGGCTAAATACATTCCATTTACTTGTTTTATCTCCGTCAATATCAATTGTTCTATATAATCTCTCTTTTCCTTTTGGTAGTATTGAATTGCCTGCTTTATCCTTTTTGAACATTAGTTCATCAATGTCAATAGCAAGTTCAGAGCCTTCATACTCCCATAAAGTTCTACTAAATTGTTTGTCTATCTCTTCTAGTGTATCAATGGCATTTGCAAATATTGCAACACCTACAGGGCTAGTATTGTCAATAGGATTTGCAATAGGTATTCTAAAGTATCCTCCTAGCAATCTATTAACATCATTTATTTGTATTTCTTCTTGGATATTAGCCCAATCTTGCACTTGTGAAAGTAAGATTTGATTACCTAATATATTAGAATTATGTACTGTAGTTTTATACGCCTTATTCTTTATTGTTAATATTGTGTCATTTAATTCCTGATATTCAAGTCTTGTATATATCTCATTTCCGCTTGTGATTTGGTCAATAAAAATAGCACCTAGCAATTCGCCAGTGCTATCAAATTTTGTAGGTATAAATTTATCAGCTTGAATACAACTTATTTTTATTTTCCCATTAGCATAAAATGGTTTAAAGAACATTCCGCCTTTGCCAAGAGCATACTCTGTATTAGTTCTTATATTCTTAATAAACCTTTGATATATCTTATCTATCTGTTTATCATCTACTTGTGATTTAAATTCTATTGTTACAGCCTTTGCAACTCTTTCACATATTGTTTTCGCAACATGTAATGACTTAACTTCTTCGTTTAGCCACAGTGCTTTACTGTTGTATATAGCTGACCACTTTTCAATGGCAGATAACATTTCATTGCTTGTTGATATATCTATATTAAAATCTTTTGCTATATCAGCTGTGTTAAACATTTTATTTATTGCTCCTTTAATAAAATTTACTATTCTTTCAAACATTTTCATGTTCCTCCTATGCAACTCTACTATATTGTCTTATATATCTTTCCCAGCTGTATTCAAATGCATCTAATGTGTCTATGTCTGATGTTCCATCATCTAATCTTTCATCTTTTCCCTGTTCTTTTGGTTTATCATTATACACTGTATTTTCAAACGCTAACTCTAATGTTTTACAATCATGTGTCATAAAGTATCTAAAACTAGCCATTAAACTTGTAGTACATCTTACTCTGTCTATTATCTCTTCTTTGATACTGTTTCTAACGATTATGTGCGGATATTTTCTTGACACCATAGTTTTTATTCCATTTATCAGTGTTTGTTCAGCACTATCTGGATACATTGCACTGACTTGTCCATATTTATTTTGTACTCTTTCAATAAATAAATCTAATGCATTATATAATTGTTGTGGTGTCATTCCTGTTGCTTCTATTCTTTCTGACATTAAAGATGTTAATTTTGAGTAATCATTCTTTAAACCACTTGCAACAAATGTATGTGCAGAACCATTGCCACCAAAATCTATTCCTATTTGAATGAAGTCATAATCTGGGTTATCAGTATAATATGCTTCTTTATTATCACTATAAACAGTATATATAGAACCTTCCGCAGTTACCCATAATCCTAAAATGTTTCTCTTATAGAATACTCCTACAAACATTCTCTTATATCTTTCTTTTACTGCTTCTGATAATGTTAAATTATCGTCCATTGTAAAATGTAGATATAATATATTTTTTTCTTGTATCTTGTCTATATATTCTAATTTAAACCAATGATTTGGACTTTTAGGATTACAATTAAACCAAAATTTGGCACCTTCAATACTTAATCTTGCTACACCTTGTTCAACAAATGATTGTGGCATCAACGCTACTTCGTCAAAGAATATTCCAGCTAAAGTCATACCTTGTATCAAATCTTGACTAGCTTCATCTTTTCCACCAAACAAATAAAAATAGTTAGTTTTTCCATTTTTGCTAACTATTAATAAATTTTCACTTCTTTTATGTTCATATCTATATTTAAGCGAATGTAATTGTTTTTTTAATGTATTGATAACGTTTCTATTTAAAGAACCTATCGTTTTTCCACAGATGGCAAAGTCACATTCATCGTATTTTTCCATAGCCCACATCACAAAGCTTGGTGCCATACTTACTGTTTTTCCACTTCTTACAGCTCCATCCGCAATAATGCCATCTTTGTCTTTCATTGGAGAGTTATCATTCCACCAAGTAAAAACTTTTAGTTGCTTATTAGACATTGGTTTCCATTTGAAATTAGCTTTACCCTTCTTCATTCCAAATATCCTCCGTCTTTTGATTTAACGCTTCTATAAATGAATTGTCTTCGTCATTATCATCTTCTTTAGGATCTAATATATCATTTAAATCTTTCAATGCAGATGTTAGCTCTTTTAGCCCTTTTTTATCTATAATGTCTATATATGACTTTATTTCTTCCTCTTCATTTATTATTTCTTTACTTGGTTTACACATATCGTAATTGTATTCTACTGTCTTAGTCTTTTTCTTATTTCTTGCTATATGCATATTAAGTTCATTATTAGCTTGTACTATTTTACTTAATAAATCATTTGCTACATCTTTTACTTGTATTATTTTATTAGCTTCTTTTTCCGATTCTTTTTCAAGTACTTTTTCTATTACTTTGGTACTTTTTTTGTCCTCTTTTAGTACCTTTTTTTCTTTCCATCCTTTTGTACTCTTTTTGGTACTTCCGTTTTGTTTTATTCCTTTATCTTTTAAGAAGCTACTTACTGATTTATAATCACTTAATATATATTCTTTTTCTAACTGCTTCCAGTCATATTTCGCCACCTCGCTCACCTACTTTGTTTTGTCTTTAATGTTTTGATTTACATTCATTTTTTTACCTCAAAATATTTGTCTACTATTTCATGAATAATGTCATAAGAATTTGCTACTATGTCTGCTACATCTTCTTCTGAATAGTCTTTTGCATCATGTGTTATATAATTATCTATATAGCAGTGTGTCAATTCATGTATTAAAGTAGCTCTTTTTCTATCTATTGGCAAATCTCTATCTAAATATATTTCTTGTATATCACAATGTGTAACTCCGTAGTATCTTGGAGTTACGCTTTTTATATTATCGTCTTCATTTGCTCTTCTTTCATTTTGTATCCTTTTTATTTCACTTTGTGATTTTTCTTCTATTGTCCATGTTCTGTTATTTATTTTGAACTTCATCGTTATTCTCCTTTATATCCGCACAAATCTCAAAATACGCACACTTCTCACATTGCTTTTCTCCTTCAACGACGCACTTTTGCCTCTTCTTGTTTGCATATGCTTTTCTTAACTTGTATTCCTCATCAATATATGACGCTATTATACTACCTTTCATCTAAATACCTCTTTTGTGTTTTTATTTGGCGGAGAGAGTAGGATTCGAACCTACGAAGGTTTTACCCTTGCTAATTTTCAAGACTAGTACATTAAGCCACTCTGCCATCTCTCCATTTTTGCATAAATAAAAGAGCCTATTACGGCTCTCTTTCTTGTATATCTAATCTATACTTTTAGGTGTTATTATGTTATCCTTATTTATTTCATTTACTCCATTTTCGGGTATTTCCTCTTTCATTACCGAATTTGCAATTCCAAAAAAATATAATAGTGAAAAAATTAAATAAATCAGAAATAATATTGCTAGGCATATAAATATATTTAATGGTGTTTTTGATATAGTCATAGTATCATTATTATATATTCCTGACACATAAAGTAGTGCTATTGCACTTGCGATTCCTGCAAATATTGTCATAAACCAATTCAAAAATAATACCTTCTCTTTTTTTTCTTTTACTATTACTTTAATAATTTTTTTATCAAAAAAACCTATTACTATACTGATAGTTGTAATTAAAAAACCTACTAATATGCTAATAAAATTAATACAGTTATTACTTATCATATCAAAGTTATTTATTTTTATCTCATTTTTTAAAATATTATTAAATATAAAAAAGCATACCAAACTAATAATTAGAGGTACTAAAAATATCTTCCATTCTTTTTTGTCCATAATTTCTCCTTATTAGATTTTATTATATCATATTATTTTTTATTCTATCCAAATATTTTTGCTTTATTTTTTCAAAAATATCCTTATGTATAATTGGTTTATTTTTGTCTACATCAACTACGATTATATCATGCACTCTTTCCTTTATAAGACTCACTTTATCTAGTAGTGCTCCTTCTTCACTCCTATAATCTATTTCCAAATCTTCTACGCCAGGAACTTTTTCCACTCCGTCTATTACTTCTTTTATTTCCTCAATATTCAGAGTATTTTTCTTTTTTAATTTTCTTCCAAACCCTATTTCGATTTTACATTGCGTTCCTTTAAATCTTTTAGCAGCACCAAACAGCATCTTGAATAATGTATCATCTTTATCTTTCTCTTCTGTCGATTCTGGTCTTAGTGTAACACTTAGTCTAGTACAAAATTTAGCATTTTTAATTTTGTTTTTACTATCTTTTATTATAATTGGTCTTAATGATATTACATTGCTTAAATTCTTTTGAAATTTTTCAAATATTTTTTCTAGTAATGGTCTTGTAATGTAATTATGATTAATTTGCATTGCAAGTATAAATCTTTTTTCATCATACAATAGAGTTACCGATTCTGCATAATATTTATTTCCATCTAGAGTAACAATAACATACTCCCCCGAGTCATCGTCTACTATCCCTGGCATCACATACTTTCTAGCTCTTAATAATTGTATTTCCCATATAGCCTCATCTTTATGATACTGTATTTCTTGTACTCTAACCTTTTCTTCGTTATATTCAAATGTTCTATCATTTATATCTGCATTTTGAAGATGCAATAATATTGGAGATATATCGCACTTTCCTTCTTTATATCCATCCTTTTCCTTTGCTTTACAATATGACCATACTTCATAATAATCTACATTTATGCCTCTTTTTTTTGACATATAATCGCCCCTTAATAAGAATACATTAAAAATATGCATTTTTCAACTTATTTCGATATACATATTTCTACAAAATTCGACAAATTGAATTATTCTTTATTTTTTTGACTATACTAAAAAAGTTTCGGCATCTAATAGTATTAACATTCTCTCCATATAATAAAGGAGCTAGATTTTTCTAACTCCTTCTTTTACAATTATAATTATAGCACCTCAAAAGCGAAATTAAAAGGAAGTTTTTGCGAAATTTTAGCGAAGTTTTTGCGAAGTTCTCATCCTTCTCCTATATTTATTACTTCTAACATGCTATCTAGTGCACTATCTCTGTATACTTGTAATTGTTTTATTGATTTATGTATTTCAAAGTTATCAAAATATGCTTTCTCTACATAGTTCCACTTTGATTTTTTCATATAGTATTTTCTAATAACAAATTCTTCGTCTTCTGATAATTGATTTAGCATATTTTCGACTCGTACTATTTTTTGATCTAGTTCTAGTTTAATATCTTGATACTCTTTTACTTTTCTTTCTAGAAATGCCCTATCTTCTTTATTTATATGGTATTCTTCTTTATGATAGTTCATTGCTGTATTAGCGACTTTATCAGATACTTTATTCGTATTGCTATGAAGTGTATCATAACCATGCCCTGCTAGTTGCATAGCTTCTATTATCTCTTCTGGTGTATCTTCATATACAGTTCCTGCATAGTCCAATCTTTTATTATATTGTTCTAATTTTAACTTCACTTCTGTTAATTTCGCTTCATTTTTAGGATGCTCTATTAACATATTTTCAATATCTTCTTTAATATATTGCATCTTCTGTACCTCCTACAAATATTTTTTTAGATCTTCTTTTCTGACTGCTAATGTTAACTTGCCTAACTCAAAACTTATAACTCCATCTTTATCTAATATCTCAAACTGCTTTTTTACTATTGTATCTCCATTTATCATAACCATTTCTATTTTATCCATTACGTGTACCTCCAGATTATCTGATTTCTTTTGCTTTATTTTCAAAATATTGTTTTACTTCTTCTTTATCTTTAAAATATCTATTACATTCCATCTGGAAGCCATCTATATCTTCTGCCATTAAATCTATTATTTTATCTTTTTGTCCTAGTTCTTGTTTTTGCCATTTCATATATTCAGCTTTAGTTCTATCTAATTCATCTCTCATTTCTCTTACTTTTTGAATTGGAATATAGTTTTTATTTATGTACTGTTGTGTTTTCTTTATGTTCTCAAACGGCGTATTTCCAAATAATTCTTCAAATTCTTCCTCGTTCATTTTATTTCTCACTTTCTAATAATTCTTCATAAACTTTATTTTTTTGATATAATTCATGAATTAAGTCTCCGTCATTACTAATATCTATAATTTCTTCATTTTTTCTAATCTTGTCTTTTACTTTTTGCTTCGAAATGTAATCGTTTCTTAAAATCTTATCTAGCATTTCTGGAGTGCATATTTTGTTAACTGTATGTTCAAAATACCAATTTCTAGCATATATCAATTTTTCATTTTCTTCTTGTAGTTTTTTAATTTGTTGTTTTAATTTTTGTTCTGTTTCATAACTTCCTTGTTCTAAATTATTCCACTCTTCCCAAGCTTGCTCTTTTTCTTTCTTTAATATTTCATTCTCTTTTAAAACTCTTTTACAATCCAATAAAATATGTTCTAGTGCTTTTATTTCTTTTTGATTTATTGTTTGATTTTCTACACCCTTTAAATAATCATTATTTATTTTTATTATACTTTCTAATATTTTTATATCTTCTTCTATACTATTTTTAATCATTCATCAATCTCCTCTAGTATTTTTTCAAAAGCAAAAATAGCTCCATCTATAAATGGTCCGTTAACCATTGTATTACATTTTAATTTTTGCTCTTTTGCAACTTTTAGCATTCGTTCAACTAATATTTTTGGTATGTAATTATTTTGCATATCCACTATTAATTTCGATACTTCTTCTTTAAGAATTTTTTTTACGTATTCAATTTGTTCTTCTGTAAATTGAGGTTCTATACTATTTTCTTTCATTAAAACACCTCCTAATTAATATCTCTATGTATATAAAACGTTTGACTATTTTCTGTTTTATGTGCTAATCCAATTTCTATTTTTCCCATCTTTGCTATATAATCTGAATTTTCAGCCAATTCATTTAGGATTAAATTTAATTGTTCTATTGTACTAGGGTAGAAAATCATATCAAATTTTTCTTTCACTATGTATCACTCCTCTCAAAATTTCTACAAGTATAATTAGGCTCATATTCTGGAATTAAAAATTTGTCACTTAATGTACAAATTTCTACTTCATTTACTATTTTTGCTGTTTTATAAAATTTACAACTTTTGCATAATCCTCTTGTGTTAGTAATTTGTTTTTCTATGAATTTTGTTGCACTAAATGGCATATCTTATTTACTCCTTTACCACCAAATTTGCTTTGATTAAATCTTGTATATAAGGTTCTATATCAGGATATTTTATATTTTTAATAAATGGAAATCTAAAGCTTATTTCTCCCCATTCTTGTATCAAGATTCCACCTAAGTTTTTACCATCTACAATTATATCTATTTCTTTTAACCATTGGTCGCCTCTATTGTAATTACCTACATATTTATAACCAAAATCTTGTAATTGTCTTAATCTTATACCTTCTTTTAATTTATACATATCTATTCTCCTCCTAATATTTCATTTATATTTGGATATTCAGATAAAAGTTTTATTCGAAATCCACTTACTTTAACCTTATATGTTTTCCCTTTTTCTAAGTTATTATATATATCTGTTGAATTAAATTTAAATTTAAAAAATAAATCTGTTATCTTATATGCATTTTTATTTGTATCTATTATTAAATAAATATCGCTATCTCCACTTCTTTTTATATATTTATCAGCTATTGTTATTTCTATTTCTTGATTATTTAAATATCCCCTAAATATTCCGTAATAATGCTCCTAAGAATATTACTATTAATGTACATATTTTTAAAAAATTTTTCATATCTATTCTCCTCCTAACATCAATTGATTTTCTTTAAATTCTTGATAAAGTGTTTTCCCTTTGTTGTTTAGAACGTATGGTAAAAATATTTGTTCCATCTCTACCATTTCAGTTTCTAATATTGCCATTTGAGCATCGACCCAGTCTTTTATAATTCGCCACGCTACTTTATTCGCTTGTTCAAAAGTATCTTTGACTTGATTGTTGTTTTTTCTTTGATTCTTTAAAACTTGTAATACTCTGTCTGTATTTGAAGGTAGTCTTATGCCTAGTTCTCCTCTAGGAGTCATAATTTTAAAACTTAATCCTGTCACATTCCCATTATTGTATTCTGTCATAATCGCTGTAGCTCCGTGTTTACTTAAAAGCTCTTGTATTTCGCCTATTGTCTTGTTTACGTTTATTGTTGTTGTGTAATTTTTTATTGCCATTTTCATTCTCCTCCTAATAATTAACTTTAATTATGTAACTGTTAAATTCTGGTTGATAATCTATACTTAGTCTTAAATCTTGCATTTTATCTATTCCGTATCTTTCTATTTGCATTCCACCTCTTAAATTTCCTATATGATTGGTTATTGCAAACTTTACTATATTTTCTAATTGCCTAGTATAAACACTAATTTCGGTTTGTTTATCTAATTTTTGTCTTAATCTTCTATTTGAGAATCTTTCTGTTTCTAAATCATCTCTTAATTTTATAAGTTCTTTAATTAATCTTTTTACTTTTCCTTTAACGCTCATCTTCTCCTCCTACTTCCACATATACAGGAAACTTACTTAATATCTCCTCTATTGTTGGTATTTCTTTTTCTTTTAACCAGATTCTAAGTTTCTTTTCGCAATTAGTACATAAGTCAAATTTCTTTTTAAATATTGAGTTTTTTTCTCTACTTGCATATGTATATAGTCCTACAAATCCTTTTTTGTATGTATATCTTATTTCTACTCCACATTTATCACAAAAATATTTTGGATGCCTAGTTGTTCCTTTATTCATCTTCTCCTCCTACTTTATAGCAATTAGCTATATATTGATTATAAGATAATATTGTTAAAATTCTTGTTATAATTCCATTATCAATATCTTTTTGTAATGTTTCTTTTGTGTAAATATCTCCTATTTGTATAAGTTTCTTTTTATCTTTTTTTTCTACAAATTCTCCTGATAATTCTATTTCAACTATATCTTTATCTTCTATTAAGTCTATTAGTTTTTTACTGTGTTTTATTATATGTTCTTTAGGTCTAAGATAACATACTGACGGAAGGTTGTTATTATCAAATAGCATAATTTTTCTATCATAAACAACACCAGAACTATCTTCTATCCAAGCAAATCTAAAAATTTCGCCTAGATTAGTTCTTCCCCATATTCCAAATTTTTCATTATCCATCATTCTTCCTCCTTTATTTCATAACAATTAGTCTCAAACTGTTCATGTGTTAGTATTGTTTTTATGTCTTCTTCACTAAAATTACTTCTAATACTTGATATTCTTGTATCCCATTTATCTGTTATTAATTCTCCATTTACATAGTCCCCAACTTGTATTAAGTCTATTAAGTGTTTGCTATGGTTTGCTATATTTTCCTTTTTAAATGAAAAAGGTAATTCAAAATTCATTTTTACATGTATACTATCTTCATTTATTCCTATTACTTTTCCTATTCCTAAAGCTATTAACCTAAAATCATTGTTAATTCTCACATACTCTCCAACTTCAATTTTATCTTCCATATAAACCTCCTATTCTTCAATATCGTTTATTCCTAAATAGTCAAGCATATCTGCATAACAATCCTTACACATATTGCAAAGTTTTCTTGGCGATTTACCATCTTTTGCAACCGATATAGTTATTCTGTTTAAAGTAAAGTTTCCACACCTTACACAAAATTTCTTATTTAAACTTTGTACATTAAACATAAATTGCTCAAACTCCTTTTTGCTCATATTCTTTATATCTTCAAAATTCATTTTAATTTCTCCTAACTCTTTACTTAATTATTTTTAATGTTAAATCTGGATAAACTTTTTCAAATATTTTATATTTTAATTTAAACACATCTGTTTGTATTCCTTTTACATCTTCAACTATTGTTTTACCATTTTCTATGTACTTAAAATCCGCAACATATTCTATTTTTCTAAATGTTCTTCCGTTTTTCTTAAAACTATCTTGTAACAGAAATCGTGGTTGTAATTCTAAGTTGCTTATTTCTCCAGCTCTCAATAACAGCTTTAATTCTTTATATCTTGTTGCTTCTAGATTACTATCAAACTTTATATTGTCTACTACTATCTTTCTATTTTTGTACTTGTTCATCTTTTGCCTCCGTTCTATCCTTTCATCAAACTCGTCTGATATTTAAAAATTATTGGTTCAACATATTTTTGTGCCTCTAAAATAGTAATCTTTGTCCCTTCGTTCTTTTTAGTTTTTATGTATTGCTTAGAGACCTGTTGTACTGTTAACCCTCTTTTCCATAAATCAATTATTTGTCTATCATCCATTTCAACCTCCTAAATTTTCTTTATTTATTCTTCTGGCATTCTATACACTTTAGCATCTATCTCATACCAATGTGCAATATCTCTCAATACTTCTTCTGCTCTTTCTTCTGTATCATACTCTGCTATACAATAGAAATCGCCTCTACCAAAATTAGCATCAACTGAAATTCTATTTTCTTCCCTGTTTATCATTTTCACATTATCAAAATTTATAATATCTTCTCTATCTTGACTTACTATTATCACAACTACCTCCTAATCTATTCTTGGAATATGTTCGTAATTCAATGCCTCAAATCCTGACTGTGTTCTCTCATATACTGCTACTGTCTTACCTGTATAATCGCATTTCTTTTTACCTATTGTTTTTACATATCCCATTTTCTCTAATTCTGTTAATCTTGGTGCTGTATAATTCCTCTCTGTTGTATTTGTAAAACCTAAATCAAATAGTTCTACTGCTAATTCCTTTGCTGTTTTAGGTTTCTCCAATCTATTTAAAATTTGTATATATCTTATTTTTGCTTTATTTTGTATGTCATTAAAACTCATTTGTCTTGTTTCTGCTGTAATCATTTGTTAATCACACTCCTATCTGTTTTACACTTATTTTATCCGCAATTTGTTCTATAAAATTTTGCATTTGTTGTGGTAATAGTTTTTGCTCTTTTTCTCTATTTACTATAACCTCATATTGTTTTAAGAATTGCCCCTTTGTTACACTATTTACTGTTGCTATATCTGTTTGCGCTAGTTCTTTTACTTGCCTAACATCTCCGAAAAATCTTTTGACCTCTGGACTTGCCATATCAAACTGCTCTTGTGTCATATATGAGCCAGAACAAATCATTTTATATGCTTCGTTCCATGCTTCAATAGCTGTTCTTGATGTGCTTGGATTTATCATTTCTACTGCATTTTTCCTAATTTCATGAATTGTAGGAGGATATGGGCTTTCAATTATCGTTTTCTTTACTGCTTGTAAAACTAAGTTATAATCTAAATCCCCTAAACACTCTTGCCATGTATCTACCATTATTTTTACTTGTTCATCTGTTTCGGTTCTTTTAGCAAAACTCTCATAGTTTCCAGCAAGCAGAGTTAATATTACTACTGTTTCTTGTCTTGTCATTTTATCTCCCTTCTTCGAAAGCTCTCTGTAGTGCTGACATTGGTCTCATTTGTTCTATACCTTCGTCTTCCCACCTTTTTTGATTTAACCAGGTAGAAGGATATGGAATAAATTGTCCACCATCTTTTTGCCATTCTTTACTGGCCCTAAATTGTTCCAAACTATATAACATAGAACTAAACAATTCATTCGATGGTTTATTTTTTTGAAACCATTTCTTCACATCTTGCTTTTTTACCTTTTTAGGATATAGGCTATAAAAGTCATTAAATTGTGTCTCCCACATGTCTAAGATTTTTGTCTCTTCCTCTTCTTCCCCTATAACCCCTTTATCTCTATCTTTATTTTTAATTATATTTTTATTTATATTTATATTTTCATTTTCCATATGTTCTTCATATGAATTACATATGTTTTTCATATCTTCTTCATATGTTGTTTTCTCTTCTTTTTTCTTTCTGTTATTTCTTCTACTTTCTGAATATGCTTTGCGTTTATTAATTTCTGTTTCTAGTCTTTCATTATAGTAATTGCCTTCTTCATCAATTTTAAATTTGGAGAAAATTTCTTCATTATGTGTTTTACATATGTTTAATATATCTTTCTCTTTCAAATGACCTTTTTGATGTTGTAAACATATTAATTTTATATATTGCCCTATTTCTTCATCTGTCATTAACATCGTTCCAGAAAGAAAATCGCTACTATAAAATAGAAATGCTGGGTCTTTCATTGTTTTCTCCTTTCGTAAAATAAAGGGCTAGTTTTTGTTGTCTAGCCCTTGTTGTTATATTCCTAATTTTTCTAATGTGTATCGTTTACCTGTTTGCATTTCTTTGTACATTGTTCCTTTTTTAAAGTATGGTAAAGTAAAATTCTCATCTCTCAGTTGTATATTTATAAATTCTTTATTGCTACAAATAGGAGCCATCTTATAAACAGATCTAACTTTACTCCTAAAAGGTCTAACAACATCTGCTAAATACTTCTTCTCTACCTCGTCTAATATCTCTTCTTTTCTTTCAAACATTGTTTCATATTTTACTGGTCTTTCTACCTTGACGATACTTACATCATCATTAAAATATTTTAATTGTTCATTAATGTTGCTAAAACCATAATTTGAAGTCTTGTCAACAAATATAACTTGTCCATTTTTTAATGTACATTTATCTCCGTCTTTTAAATCAGCTTTTGTAAATTGTTTTTCTTGTACTAGTTCTAGTTCATCTTCTCTAAAAACTTCATCTAAATCTTTTAACATATATGGATAAGGCACATCCTTTTCCACTTGTGTTATTGTAGAAATTTTGTTAATATTTTCGCAACATTCTCCTAAAATTTCACATTTAACTACCTTTACCTTATCTCCAATTTTAAATTTCATTTTAAATCCTCCTATAAATAATTTTTACCTATTAAACTTATAAATTCTTCTTTTGTATGTCCCAGATTTATATACTTTTTTTCACAAGTTTCTTTTAACTTTAAATCCAAACCATGTCCTAGTTTGCCGTGAACACCAATAGTTCCTCTGTGATGCTCAGCACATAACCAAACTTTAAATCCATTTTCTTCTGATATTCTTCTATTTGAACTTCCAAAATATATATGATGTTCTTCTACTGGACTATATAGTCCACATATATAACATCTTTTTTCTTCTTGTAATATCGATTTCATATTGCCTCCTTATTAAGGGCGCGTGGCACTAACAATAACAATAAAAAGGGGAGTTTTGTTCATCTATTAGTGCCACTCCAACTATCTAATAAACTCTTTATTTCAGCTGGCGTTTTAGTTTCTATTCCTACCACTTTACAATCCTGTACTAAATTATCTATTAACCTACTCATTTGTTTTGTATTATAGGAACTCGAACCATAATATGCATTGATAATTTTAAATTCTGTATCTCCTATATATGTTGTATCTGCTGTTTCACAAAACCAAGCTATTCCTCTGTCTGTCCATATTTTTTCAAATGTTTTTACATCTTGTGTCATTATTTTAAATTGCTTAAATATACCTAATTCCTTTACTCTTCGCTTGTAATCTTCTATTGTGTCTATGTCTTTATAATCGCAAACCTCTTGAAGTAGTTTCCAAAAGTATTTATTTGCATTAATACTTCGTGATTTATGGTATTTTTTTATTTCGATAGACAACTTGCTGTCTTTTATTTCTTCTAAGCTAGAAATTGATTCTCGTCGTTCTAAAAGTATTGTTATTTTCGGTTTGTTCGTTTTATAGTCTATCGATATATCTTGTAATGTTCCTATACTATTCATCTACTACATCACTGCCTATAAAAGGGTCTTGATATTCTTGTTCTTCTTTTATTTCGTTCTCTGTTTTATCTTGTTCCTTTAATTCTTCAAAAACTTCATTTGATTTCTTTTCTTTCGTCTTTTGTATTTCTGTTGCTATAATTCCTAAAGCTTTTTTAATTACTGGATCTGTTTTTTCATTTTTGCTATATAACCAATCACAATATTGTGGATCTTGTTTTGTTAATTCTCCTAATGTTAAACCTTTGTATTTGCCAAAATTTATTTTAATAGCTGTTGCTTGTTCTAATGTCATTGTGCTATTTTCATTTTCTTGTTGTATTAAGTCGCCCATATCTTCTAAGTCTTGTGTAAATACTTCACTTAAGCTAGCCACTTGTAATACTGCATCTATAAACGCTCTTTTCTTTGCCATTTTTAGTATTGTATTTACCAAACTGCAGATATCAGGATTATTAATTTTGTATTTTGTTCTTCCATACTTGTCTGCAAAACTTTCACTTGCTCCCATATAACTATCTGGAATTGTATCTACATTTATAAATCTGTATTTTTTTTCTTTACTGTTACAACTTCCTACTCCTTGAGCTACAGGTTGTCCATTTCTAAATAATGTACATCTAATGTTGTAACTAAAAAATTCTTTGTCATAATCTTCTGTTGATTGTAAAAATTCATATTCAGGATTTAACCCAAATAACATACAAATTTTTTCTCCACCTGGTTTTAATAATGTTGGTTTACTTGTTCCTGGCACTTCTCCAAAATCATGACCTTGTTTTAATGTTTTCTGCACTACTGCTTGCATTTGTGCTATCTTGTTCATTGTTGTTGAAATATTATCTATATCAACAGTTTCTATAATACTTAAAGCATTTACTTCATTATTCATTTAAAATTCCTCCTATTTAATTTTTAAATATGTATTTCCTGATGATAATTGAGCACCATCAATATCATTTCCTGCTTCTATATCTTTTTTTATTGCTACTTTATCTATTTTTATTGTTTGTATTATTTTTTTATATTTTTCTGGTATTCTATCTTCGTCTGTTATTTCTACACTAATTGGACTTTTATTAACACTTAATATTCCTAATTCAGTTTCTATTTTTGGAATTTCAAGCTTATTCATATTGTCCTTTGTATATTCTTTAAATTTATCTAGTTTATTTTGTTTAGATTTCTTTAAGTCTTGTAATCTTTTAATTTGATTATCTATTGCATCTATTAAAGCTTCTTCATTTTGTATATAACCTATAATTCCTGCACTTTTATTTTGTAATTCTATTGCCAGTTCTTCTCCTAAAGTATTGTATTCTTCCTCTGTAAGTTCTCCTTCTTCTGCTTTTGACATTAATTCTGTAAATTTATTTGTTATATTATATAAGGTTAAATTATTCATAATTTTGTTCCTCCAAATCTTCATAATACTTGTCCCAATCTCTTGTTTTCTTGTAATACTCGTTATAGCACTCGTCATTTATTAAATCCGTTACGTTATATTCTGTTACCATAACTGCCTCCTTGACTTTTTTCTTTTTTACTGCTAAAATATATACAGTAAAAATATTTTACTAATAAGTTTTAGGTACTATTTCACTTGTTTGTTGTCTGGAAATAGTACTTTTTCTATTTTTTCTACTGTAACAAATGGTAATTCTTTGTTTGCTTTAGCACTTAATATAATGCTTTCTAGTTCTAATTCTGTGTCTATAAAATTGTTGCAATCTTCTGCCAAATCTTCAACTATCTCTTTTTGTCTGTTCCATAAGTATGTATTAATTATTACTTCAATTAAGACTATAAAAAGTAGTATTGTTAATATTGTATCTGCCATATTCTTGTCCTCCTTTCTTGTATCTTTTATTTAAATAATGTATAATATCCTCAAAGTGAGGTTATTATTATGGATAAAAATAGTTATAAAGTTTTAAAATTTTTCAATGCTCATCCTAATGAAATGTATTCGGCTAGTACTGTTAGCAAAATGTTTCCTGAATTATCTCCAAAAGATATATTAGAAATACTTCATATTTTACGTTCTAATGGACATTTGAGAATAATTAGTAGTAACCTTTATCAAGCTACCAATAAAGGAAAAACATATCATCATGTAAGGATCTCTATATGGCTTTCTGAACATATCATTGAAACATTGGCTTTAATTGTTGCCTTTATTGCCTTAATCGTTTCTATTGTTGCTCTTGTAAGAACTTTCTAGGTTTCTAATAAGATATAACTTCTCTAGTTCTTCAATATTGCTATAAACTATTTCAGATAGAATTTCATTCGAATATCTATTTCCTTTTGAATCGACTCCAGTTAATCTTGTAAGTATTTCATCAATTAGTTGGTTAATGCTTTTTATTCTAAAATTAGGGTCTAAACTGTTATCTTTTACTTGTTCTTTAAAAAACATATCTTCTTTTTCTTGTTCTTTCATCAATTTTTTCAATGCTTCTCTATCTTTCATTTCATCCTCCTAAAATCTAAAAACCTATTATAAAAAATGCTGCCCAAAACAATCCAAATATTGCACAATAAATATATTCTTTAATTCTTTGTTTTGTCTTTTTATTTACTTTCTTTTTCATTTGTTTTTTCTCCTTACTATTTGTATATCAACTTTTACATTTTCCTGTTCTGCATAAATCTTTATTAGTGTTTCATATATCTGTTCAAAACTCACATTCTCTTTCCTCCTTTCCTTTTTGTGTCGTATCGCCTTTATTTCTTACTACTTTAATTTTGTTGAAGTTTTTTCAACTTGTTGTGTAAAAAAAATATTCCATGCTTCTTCTTTTGAATCAATACTTAATAATTCTATTGCCTTACTGATCTCGTTACTTGTAAACTCTGAAATATTGTTTAACTTTGCGCTTAATGTATTTGGAGCCATTTCCATTGCTGTAGCAAAATCATTTTGAGTATTGAACATTTCTTTTATTTTGCCTTTCAATTTATCAAAATTGTATCTAATCATCTTTGCACCTCCTTGTTTGTTGAAGTTTTTTCAACTTGTTGTGATTATATTATCAAACCTAAAAAATAATGTCAATACTTTTTTTGAATTTTTTTCAACTTTTTTATATTTTTTTTATTTTTCTATTGATTTTTTTTCAATTTTTCTTTATAATTTAATTGTCGGAGGTAAGTTATGCAAATTGTAGACAGTTTTCAAAATAGATTAAAAGAAGCCATGGATTATAGAAACATAAAGCAAGTTGATTTGGTTGAAAAGACCAAACTAGATAAAACTTTAATTAATAAATATCTATCTGGTGTATCTAATGCTAAACAAAGGAAACTCACTATTCTAGCAGAAGCGCTTAATGTTAATGAAGTATGGCTTCTAGGATATGATGTTTCTATGGAAAGAGAAGCAAACACAAAGATAGACAAACTAGGGAATCCAGTTGTCGAAATTCCTATTCTTGGTACCGTAAAAGCAGGTTACGACTACCTAGCTCAAGAAAATTGGATTGGTACTATTGATATAGATAAAAAACTTGCAGATGGTGGAGAATTTTTCGCTTTAAAAGTTAAAGGAGATAGTATGGCTCCAATCTTTATTGAAGGCGATACTGTTATTCTAAGGAAACAAAATGATTGTGAAAATAATCAAGTAGCAGTCGTCATTATAAATGGTGATGAAGGAACTTTAAAAAAGGTAAAGAAAACGGATGATGGAATTATTCTTCAAGCATATAACCCAATTTATAGTCCTGTATTTTATACTAACAAAGAAATAAAAGAAATGCCAGTTGTTATAGCTGGGGTGTTTCAAGAACTAAGACGAACTGAACTAAAAATTTAAAAGTCAAAGGAGTATTTGTTATGTTTAACTTTTTTAATAACCCAATTAAACGCTATAAAGCCAAGTCTGGCAGAATAAAATCCTTATATGAATACAAACTTAAGCTCTCCGAAGATGTTAAACTATTAAAATTAGAAAAAAGAAATTTACTACGCAAAATAACAGAATGCAAAAAAAATGCTGAGAACTCTGAACTACTTAGAAATGAAGTAAAAACCTTACAAGAGAAGAAATCAACACTAGAAGTTGAAATTGCTAAATTATATAAAGCAAAAGAACTTACTCTTAATCTAAAGGAACTTGAATCAAAAGAAATTTTATTAAAGTCAAAAGCAGAAGAATTAGCTGCTTATGTAGAAAAGATGACAAACGACTTGAACAAATTAAGAGAAGAAAAGGGATTGTTAATTGAAAATATTGATACTTTAAAATTACAACAAGCCTATCTTCCTAAAATAGATACAGTTTCAACACTTTCCATAGAATATGTCGATGAAATGCAAAATGGCTTGGATTTTGAAAAATATTTTGCTAATATTCTAGATAAATTAGGTTATTATGATATTAAAATAACATCTTCAAGTGGTGATTTTGGAATTGATATAACAGCTTATAACGATGACATTTTATATGGATTTCAATGCAAACTATATTCTAATTCAGTTAGTAACAAAGCTATTCAAGAAGCTTATTCAGGTAAGAAACATTACAATTGCAACGTTGTTATTGTTGTTACAAATAATTATTTTACAGAGCAAGCAAAAAAACAAGCTGAGGAGACAAATGTAATTTTATGGGATAGAAATGTTCTTATTAATAAATTGAATGAAGCAAGCAAGTGTACTTTTACTGTTAAAATGTAAAAAAAGAGAATTATGTTCCTATTTGGCGATACGACACATAATTCTCTATATCAAAGAACCTTGAAAGAAGGTCTTTATGTTACATATTATAACATAATATAAAGCCTTTTTTCAAGAAAATTATTAAATTTTAGAAAGAAGGTATTTTTTTATGAAATATGTAGCTTGTTATTGCCGTGTAAGCACTGACGAACAGGTAAAATTTGGCTTTTCTATTCAAGCACAAAAAGATGCGTTAGAAAAGTATTGTAAAGAAAATGGTTATAAATATGAATTTTATATAGATGAAGGTATTTCTGCTTCTTCTATGAAAAAAAGAAAAGCATTAAACGAAATGTTGAGTAAGAGTAGTACTTTTGATATGGTACTATTTACTAAATTAGATAGGCTATCAAGAAATGTTTTAGATGCTAATAATATAAATAAATTATTAATGGATAATAATTGCACGATGAAAGCTATTGATGAAGACGATATTGACACATCTACAGCTGACGGAACTTTTATATTTAATTTAAAAGTGTCGTTGGCTCAAAGAGAAATTGGTAAAACATCTGAAAGAATTAATTTTGTATTTAAAAATAAGAGAGAAAAAGGAGAAATAACATCTGGTACAAAAAAATATGGGTATGATATAGTAGATAAGCATTTTGTTGTAAATGAAAAAGAAGCTGAAAATATTAAAAATCTATACAAAGAATTTATTAATAACAATGGTAACCTTAAAGAAACTTATAAATATTTTATTCAGCACTTTGAAGGCAAAGGTTACGATGCTATGAGTAACTATTTAAAAGAAACTGCATATATCGGAAAATATAAACTATATAGAAAAAATATTTATATAAATAATTACATACCAGCGATTTTAGATGTTGAAATATGGGAAAAGGTACAAAATTTAAGAAAAAAGAAAACAGTTGGAAGAAAAATAACATACCCTGATTTATTTTCTGGTTTAATATACTGCCATAACTGTGGTAATAGATTGGCTAAAAAAACTGATTATCGTGTCAAAAATATAGTAGTAAGATATGTATGTGACAATAGCTATCGATATAAAGTGGGAATAGATGAAAAACACTGCACTAACAATAAAGTAATAAAAGAAAAAGATATTGAAAATTATCTACTTAATAATTTAGATAAAGAACTTTCGAATTTTATTGCAAAAGTTTCTGTTATTCCCAATACAAAAAAAATAAATAACACACCCAAAATAAAATCTTTAGAAAAAAAAATTAATAAATTAAAAGATCTGTATTTAGATGATTTAATAAATAAAGAAACTTATGCAAAAGATTATAAAAAATATACGAGTGAATTATTAAGCTTAAAAAACACTACAACACAAGAACCATTAAAAAAAGATTATTCTCATTTAAAACAAATCTTAAATTCTGATTATAAAAAAATTTATAATGAACTCAATAAAACAAATAAGAAAAAATTTTGGTTTTCATTTATAAATAAAATATATGTAGAAAATGGCGAAATTAAAGAGATTACTTTTTTGTAA